CCTACAGCCGCTATGGGCGGAAGAGAATCTGATCAAAGGATCATCGTTAGAATGGGAGGCGTTATGAACGAGATAGAAAAGGGAATTGCTATACCAAATACGTGCAAGTATCCGTGGAAGGAGATGGAAGTTGGAGATTCATTCTTTGTGCAAGATGAGAATATGAGAAATTCTATATCTGCTACAGCGGTCTATCACACAAAGCGTGGTGTCGGCAAGTTCACTGTGCGTAAAGAAGAAGGCGGCGGTATTCGTGTTTGGAGGATATTGTGACAAGGTACGACATCACAACCAAGATCGAACACCTACAGCAGCAGGCTGACGAAGCACGAGAAGACGGCAACAGTTCGCTTCTATACCGCACGCTTTGCGCGATAGACGAACTGGCAGAAGAGATGGGCGTGCAACAGCACGAGTTCGCAGGAGGTTACGAATGAAGGCAAAAGTTGAAGCATGGATGCGAGTATTGTTCGCTGGCTTCTGCGCATTCTACGCACACGTAATGACGACTATTGTCCTTCATCAGCATAGATGGATTTTCTGGGCTGTAGTCACGTGCGGCGTTCTTTTGGTGTTAGCGGCATTGGGGCTATATGTAAAGAACGAGGAGGCAGCATGACAATCGGACAGCGAATCAGGGAAGCACGTCTGGCGAAAGGATGGACGCAACGCGACCTAGCGAAAGCGATGGGCTACACCGAGTCGTACATCAGCCGGATCGAGCGTGACGTATACGCGCCAAGCTCACGGGCGTTGATGGCATTCGAGCGAGCGTTGGGCACGCGGATCGTTAAATAGGAGGCGTGACGTGAACAAAGTTGAACGCTCTCCGAGAGCATGGCGCGGCGTTTCACGGTCATGGCGGCGTGACGTGAACAAAGTTGAACGCTCTCCGAGAGCATGGCGCGGCGTTTCACGGTCATGGCGGCGTGATAAGAAGCGGCGAGATATGGCAGAGGATTCCAAGAGGCGCAGAATAGAGGATCGCACATGTCGCAAGAGATTTAGCTGGTTCACCAAGGAGGTATGATGTCCAACTCGAAATACCCATGCCACGAGGTCAAGTGCGTTCTGTCTGACGGAACGCCAGTGCTGTGGAACCGCATCCAAGGCTATTCAATCGAGGACGTGGCCGGAATGTGCCTGCGTCCGTTGACCGAGAGAGAGCAAGCCGAAGTGGATCAGATCATGGCTGATGATGACGGCTTATTTGCTGTCGCGTGCGAGCAAGACAAGGATGCGAGCTTGCGAGTCACGTATCTTTGGTGAGGAGGCAGGACGTGAATAAAGTTGACCGCTCTCCTAGATCATGGCGCCGTGTATCGCGGTCATGGCGGCGCGATAAGAAGCGACGAGAGATGGCAGAGGATTCCAAGAAGCGGAGAATTGAGAGCAACCGGCGCAAGAGATTCAGCTGGTTCACTAAGGAGCCGGGCTCTTGATTCCATCCCCGGTATATAATAATATTACAGATAGAGGAGGTGGTCGATGAAGACTCAAATCAACTTCGTTCTTGACGATGAAACGGATGCTGTCACACGAGAGCATTTGAAGAATCTACCGAAGGGTGATCGCAGTTCGTTCATCCGTAAAGCAATCCTTGAGAAGATCAAGCGAGAGAAGAAGGAGGCACAGATGGATCTCACACCGCAAGCACCATCAGTTGAGACGCTAGACAAGCTCGAACTGTGGCCGTATGTACGCCGTGCGCTTGGGCTGATCCACGCTGTCCATGAAGTCAAGGATGGATGGATAGTCAACTCGAAGTACACCGTCAGAGTAACGAAGGATCGAGACGGTATCCTTGGATGGGAATGCCCATGCCCGAACTGGGAACACCAAGGAGAGCAGCATGGAGACCACTGCAAGCATACGCTTGCTGTCTGTTTGCAGGATGAATCCTACCGCGAGCTAATCTGCGCGGCGTTGGAAGAGCGAGTGGATATAAGATGAAGCTCACAGCTATCGGAGAGAAGCTGGCGGATACACGACTGCTTGAGCTGGTCCCTGAGTTCAACGCGAAGATGGTCCGCATCATGGACGCGATTGGCTATCTGCAGAACGATGATGAGGCAAAAGAGAAAGGAACTTTCTCAGGCTATACCTACACGTCCGCTCGCAAGGTGCTTGACAAGGTACGCAAGGCATGTGTGAAGGAAGGCATCAGCGTAGAAAGCGCAGCGGACATCCAGGAATTCCACATCATCGGAACGAAGTCGCTTGCTGTTGTGAAGACTACTCTCTATTTCACAGACGGCATCTTCATCGCTAAGGCCGAAGGGTTAGGCTCTGGCATCGACTCGGGCGACAAAGCTGTGATGAAGGGCGACACTGCTTCGATGAAGTACGCCTGCTCTGGCAAGTTCTTGATCTCTTGGGGTGATGATCCAGAAGCATCTGGAGAGGACGACGACCTGGATGCGCGAGAGATGTTGGAGCATTGGCTTAACGAATGCTCGAAGGCCAGCAACACAAGCGCAGAGAAATTCGCTCCGTGGTGGGAGGTCAATGGCGAGAAGGTCAAGGCAGACTGTGGCGATGCAGCCGCACAGGTCTACGAATGTTACCAGACCTATCTCGCACGATTAAAGGCTGAGGCCGCTAATGCGACAGATTGATTGCGCTCAGTACTCAGACGAATGGTGGGAAGCACGACGCGGACTACCTACTGCCTCACAGTTCAAGCGGATTGTGACGTGTGACGGGACGCGATCAACTCAACGGAAGGCCTACCTTTACGAGTGTGCAGCGGTTCGATTGACTGGCATCCGCAAAGAAGGCTTCCAATCAGCCGCGATGCAAATGGGCCATGATCGTGAGGAGCTTTCTCGCATGATCTACGCGATGGAGAAAGAGTGTGTCGTTGATGAGGTTGGATTCTGCGTGAGTGACTGCGGGCGTTGGGGCGCAAGTCCTGACGGCCTTATCGGATCAGACGGCTTGCTCGAACTGAAGAACCCTGAAGCGCATACACACATCGGATACCTTCTGAGCGGTAAGCTGCCATCGGCTTACTTCCAACAAGTACATGGCGAGCTGTCCGTCACTGGCAGAGAGTGGGCTGACTTCTGTTCCTACTCACCAAAGCTGCCACGTTTCATCTTGACAGTAGAGCCGGATCAGGGATTTATTGCGAAGTTGGAAGCGGAGTTGGTGGAGTTTTGTGAGGAACTAGATGAAATATGCGCGCAGCTAACGTAGGCACGCAGGGGGCGGGGATTCTCCGGGGTCCTCGTCCTCGAAAAGGAGGCATAGAATGGCGTCCGAGCCGTCTGAGCATTATCGCGTCGGTTCAGAATCAGGCCACGACATCTACATGGTGAGACACGGGCCAGGATACTTTGCACCCTCGTTGCCAGCAGCCGGGAGATGGAACACAGTAGATCAGATGAAGCAACGAATTCGCCAAGCCTTGAAGGAGGCAACAAATGAAGGATAGACTGATGGTAGTTGAGCTAACTTGCCAGAACATCATGAAGGCGAGGTCTGTGAGGATCAAACCAGACGGCGCACCGGTCGTTGTCATCGGCGGGAACAACGGAGAGGGCAAGACATCCCTGATGAACTCCCTCGTGGTTGGACTGTGCGGCAAGCGTGAATGGGTTTCGATGCCAGTATCGAAAGGCGAGCAGCAAGGAGCGGTCCGGATCGGGCTCGGGAGGAAAGGTGAGAAGCCACTCTACATCATCACGCAGTTGATCAACCCTGACTCACTAAAGATCGAGCGGACGGACGGACAGCCGCTTGGCGGAACTCCCCGCGCCGTACTGGATGCGAAGCTGGGACAGCTCGCGTTCGATCCTATGGCCTTGATACGGATGAAGCCTGAAGATCAAGCGAAGCTCGTGCGCAAGGTCTACGGGATTGACACGGACGCCATCGACGTTGAGTACAACGTAGTCTACGAAGACCGGCGCCAGGCGAACTCCTCACTGAAGGCACAGACGACGATCCTTGACGAGTACGCCTTGATGGACTTCTCAAAGCTGCCAGCCGAACCGATCGACGTTGGCAAGTCGATGAACGAGTTGAGCGCGAAACGTGAGATGAATACATCGCGCAATGCGTTGGATGCTTCCATTGAGAATGACACTGCTTCAATCGGACGGATGAGAGCAGAGCTTGAGGAAGCGGAGACCAAGCTATCCAGGTTGAAGGTAGAACGCGGCTCTCTTGGTTCCGTTGAGGGGATTGAGGAGCTCGAACAGACGATCAGCACAGCCGGTCAAGTCAATGCCGCGCTCGATCAGAAGGCAAAGGCCGAGCATCAGAGAGAGGTCGTCGACTTGGTTGAGAAGAACGTCGCCACCCTCAACGCGAAGCTCGACGAACTGAAGGCATCGAAATCAGCCGCTCTCGTCGACGCAGAGCTACCGCAAGGGCTTTCGTTCGCCACATTAGGGTTAGAACTCGACGGTGTGCCATTCGAGCAAGCAAGCACGACTGAGCAGATCACCATCGGCTTCGAGCTGTCGATCAAGGATGACCCTGAGATCGGTATCACTTGCGTCCGTGAGGCGTCCTTGTTGGACAAGAAGCACCGGGCCTACATCGAGGAGCTTGCTGAGAAGCACGGGATGCAGGCGTGGTTCGAGGTCGTTGGTGACGAGGATCCGAATGCGTTCATCATTGAGAACGGCGAAGTGATCCGCGTGCCAATCGAAGTTGAAACAAAGCCGCTCGCAGCGGGATCAATCGAGCCAGGGAAGCTAGTAGAGTGAACTGCGTAGGGCGGGGATTACGGTGGCTCGTACCCCGTCCTGCCTCCTAAATCAGGAGCGCAACAAAAGGACGATTGAAGAATGTTTTGAGGAGGAGATATGAATTGTTGTCCGCAAGGAATGGCGCAAATCGTAACTGTGATGGCTGGTAAAGATGGATCGGTTGTAATCATTGACTTCAGGAAAATACTCTATCTGGGGAGGATAGAGTTTGAGGTAGACGGGATGCCAGTTGTCCTTGAACAAAAGACAACGCTACAGATTCCAGAGGATTAAACGCAACGAAATGACGGTTGTGTTACATAAGGAGGAGCGATGATATACGGGAGCAAGATTAGAGAGAGAACATTCACATCCACAATACAACGACTAGCACGCGCTGCGCCAACGATGCCATTGTCTGAAGCTAACAAGCTGGCTGATGAACTGGCTATCGCAGAAGCAGATCTATTCAGGATGAAGTCGGCATTAGCTATCCTGTCTGAGGCTCTAGGATTCAGCGGTGACGGCAGCCCTCCTGAGTCATTAGATGGGCCTGACCTGGCTATTAGATGGGCTCTTGATAAGGTTACTGAGTGTCAAGGATGGGTGATATGTGGACTAGATCCAGACGCTATGGAAAATCTTAAAGCACAAGTAGCGGAGGGATAGCGATGAAAGATTGGACTGTCGATAGCAAGCGAGCCCTGCATGTGTTCTTGGCGTTATGGCTCGGTGTATTGGCCTTGTGGAATCATGGAGCGCCATGGGCAGCAGCGCAAGTCGTGTTCTGGATATGCTGTGTCGTTGGAGGTATATCGCTACTGTTAGCCGTAGGCCCGTCAAGATGGCATCGTGTGATGATCGAATGCAAAGCGTGCGGCAACCGCTGGACGAAGGATCAGTACGACAGTGAAGTCCTTTCTGAAGCCCGCGGACTAGACGATATGATGACAGATCTGCCCGCTGGCTGGTGCCCGAGTTGCGGAGAGGATGGAGATTGCGAGGAGGTTGAGGCGTGATGCCAACACACGGCACTCTAACGAAAGTCTATGACAACAAAGGCCACTGGGGATTAGTCATCGACGTTGACGACCACGGCGAGCACAAGCTTAATCTGTGGGACAAGAAGTTTGCGGGCGTTGACTCGAAGGATAACCCGGCAGTCTGCGACGTTCACGACTGGGAAGGCAAGCGCGTTGTCTACACTGCGAAGAAAGGCAGCCTGAAAGACGACTCGACGACCAAGCGGTGGCCAGCGACCGTCGAAGAGATTGCCCTTGAGAAGCCGTCAGATCAACAGCAGCCGCTTGAGCCAGTCGAACCGGAACAAGTACACGATACGAGCGAACTGAGGCGCTTGGCGTCGTTGGCTATCAAGGCCGTGGCCGATCTCGTGGCCGAATCTGAGAGGCTAAAGTGACCTATCGCGGCTGCGATCAGCACGCGGCTGAGTTTGCCTGTAGTTTGCGGAACTTCAGAAGCGGGCGGACCCACGAGGACGGCGGGACGCAAAGCCTGCCAGTCGCGGATACGAGGAGGATGGATGAACGCCGAAGACATAATCCGCGAGGCAATCGAGATCAACAAAGACGACGATCTCGGCACGCTTGGGATACGCCTCGATGAGTGGGCCGTCAAGGCTCGCCAATTTCTGAGCTAGTGAGAGGAGGAGCCATCGTGGGCGCAAGCCCGAACCAAACGGACGAAGCCGAAAGGTTATCGGGCGGTGGCTCACTCTCTCAACGGAGATGATATGCCTAGCAAACTTGAAGCGACGTTCGCACTCGCTCTGAAGTCAATCGGCGTCGAGATGATTCAGCAGCATAAGTTCCATCCTGATCGTCGATGGCGTCTTGATTTTGCACATGAACAGAGCTGCGTCGGAGTTGAGATCGACGGCGGGGAGTTCCTTACAGGCAAGAAGACGGCCAGCCATAACAGAGGCGCACGCATGGCTCTGGATTACGAGAAGCGCAATGC